ATATATACCCCCTATATATATACCCCCTATATATACGGGCCTTGTATATAGCCTCTATATATACGGGCCTTGTATATAGCCTCTATATATACAGCCCTTGTATATAGCCCATCCATATATGGCGATTTACTTTTTATGGTGGGATGGATGGGAGGAGCAGACGAAACGCAAAACAAACAAGCGTTTTATTGTGCAAAATGTACACAAACGGAAAGCGAAAACGGGCGCAACGCTTGCCCGCCGCGCTCGTGCGCTCGTCGTTACAAAGTCGCGCTATCTGTTACGAGAGTGTTAAGAAAGTGTGACGAGAGACCAGGGGTGGGTGGAAAAGTACCGCCCCGTTCGGGGGAAACGGTTGCAGGGGGCTGTTTCACAGCAAAAAGTCCATAAATTCACTTTTTGCCCCTATATTAGAGGAAAGGAGGTCGGCGATGCATGGCACGACCGCGAGAGCCTATTAACCTTATCGTCGCTAAGGGTAAGTCAAATTTGACCAAAGCCGAGATTGAGGAACGCCAGAGCAGCGAAGTGCAACCCTGCGTCGATGACATCACCGCCCCCTCTTTTTTAACTGCGAGTCAGAAAAAGCGATTTGACAAAATCGCCGGACAGCTCCAGAAGATAAAGATTATGGGCGAGACCGACGTAGAGGTTCTTTCCCGCTATGTAGTCTCTCAGGAGAACTACGAGCAAGCGGTTAAGGACTTGCGTGCGATCCAGCGCCAGAAGCCCAAGGGCGACGCCGCTACCGTGGAAGCCTTGGTCTGCTGGGTCGATATGCTCGAAAAGGTAGACAAGCGTTTGGAACGCTACTTCAAACAGGCGCAGACCGCCGCTCGTGAGCTTGGCCTGACCATCAGCTCTCGATGCAAACTTCAAGTTCCTGTAAAGGAAGAACCAGAGAAGGTCAATAAGTTTGCTCAGTTCGGCGGCGTAAAGCCGAAGGACGGTGAACGCCTCTATGGACAGACCCATTGACCGGGTAACTGAGTATGCTCGTGCTGTTGTGGCCGGGAAGGTCGAGGGTGTAGGCGAACTACACATACTGGCTTGTAAACGCCACTTGAACGACTTGGCTCGTGAGCGGTCGAGGAGCTTCCCTTATTACTGGGACGCTGAAGCCTCTGAGCGTGTGCTGAACTACGCTGAGACGCTGACCATCGCTGAGGGCGCAATCCCGAAGCCTGTCAAACTGATTCCCGCTCAGATATTCGATATCGGTTGTACCTTCGGTTGGAAGAAGCTGAACGGTTGTCGACGCTTCCGGCGTCGTTATAAGTCTATGGCCCGTCAGAACGGTAAGACGTTCGAGAACGGTATCATGGGTACTTATGTCGCTGGGTTCAGCGGCTACAATCACGGTAAGCTCTTCACCGTGGCTACAAAGAAACGTCAGGCCCGACTCGCTTGGGAAGAAATGTCCAAGTTCATCGGTGTCGACCCTGACCTGGGCGAGTTGTTCTGGGTGAAAGACTATAAGTCTATGATTATTGCTCAGAACACAAACTGCACTATCGAGGCGCTGAGTCGTGAGTCCGGCTTGGAGGACGGCTTCCGATCCATCTTCAGCTCCATCGACGAACTGCACCAGCACAAGGATAACAAAATCTATAAGGCTATTTACAACGGTACACGTTCCCTTCCTGAGACACTGGTCAGTATGATTACCACTCGCGGTGACCAACTGAACAGCTTCTGTAAGGAGATGGATGACTACGCCGTCAAAGTCCTGCGCGGATTAACAACTGCGGAGGACTTTTTCATAGATATTTATTGCCTTGACCAGGGCGATGACATCTGGGACGAGAGCAACTGGATTAAGGCGAATCCCTTCCTCTGCTTGGACGAGGAGCGCATGGAGACGCTTAGACAGGATGCTCAGACGGCCAGAGACATGGGTGGTTCCGAACTTCGAGACTTCCTCACCAAGTGTCTCAATATGTGGGTCAAGAACACGGATGACCAGTTCATCGATCCCGAAGCATGGAAAGCCTGTGGCTCTGAGCGGACGCTGACGGACATTGTCAACGCCGGACATCGTGAGTGCTGGGTTGGTCTTGACCTGTCCAGTGGCGGCGACTTGACCACCCTGGCGCTGGAGTTCCCGCTGGGCAACGGTAAGTATTACCTCTATTCTCACAGTTTCATGCCTCGCGGCAGACTGGAGGAGCACATTGAGACCGACCTTGCGCCATATGACCTGTGGCAGCAGATGGGGCTTATCACCATTACGGGTGGTAGCACCGACTACATGAACGACTATAAGTTCATCGTCTCCCACCTGGCGGAACTCAAAGAACGTTTCGGTCTTACCTTCATGGGAATCGGCGCTGACCCGCATAACGCGGCTGGTGTGCTACAGGACTTGGAGAGCTTCGGCTGTCCTGTCGTGATGATTACCCAAAGTGCTCGTAGCTTGAACGATGCCACCGTGGCTGTCCAGCTCCTGACCAAGAGTGAGTCGTTCGAGTATGACCTGAGCAACGAACTGCTCACATGGTCGATGGTCAACGCGGCTATCACGCGAAACAGCTTCGAGGAAATCAAAGTGGACAAGAAGCCCGGAGCTAAGTTCAAGCGTATCGACCCTGTTGACGCCGTTGTCGATGCCCACGCTCTGATGCTGCTGAATAACGGCGGCGTACAGATTAACGTGGACAACGAGCTGGAAAACTACCTCAATATGATGGGCTGGGCCTAAAGGAGGACTACTTAAATGAAAATCAGAGATAGGCTCCGTGCCGCCTCAGCCGCTTTCAAAGGCAAGAGCGCAGAGGTCAAGGACACGGTGGCTATGAACCAACTGCTTGATTTTCTCGGTATTGAGCACGACACGAGTCGGGAGACGATGAGCGAAGCTGTCTATTTTAGCTGCATCAAGGTTCTCAGCGAGTCGGTCGGCAAGCTCCCGCTGAAAATCCAGCAGTCGCAGACTGGTCAGGGCGTTAAGGTAGCCCGCGAACACCACTGGTACAGGACGCTCAACGAACGGCCTAACCGTTACATGACCGCGAGTACCTTCTGGGGTCTGATGGAGATTTGCCGTAACCACTTCGGTAACGCTTATGCGTGGATCGACGCCCGCGACCCCCAGAGACCTCAGCTCTGGCCGATTGACCCGGCTACCGTGCAGGTGTGGTACGACGATGCTTGTCTGCTCCAGAACGCGCCTGACATCTACTACAGGGTTGCTTCCAAGCGGGGCGAGATTGTCCTCGGCTCCGAGGAGATTCTGCATTTTAAGAGCCACCTGACGCTGGACGGTCTGGTCGGTATCAGCGTTCGTGAGCAGTTGGCAAGCACCATCCAGGGTAACCTCAAGGCGCAGAAGTTCCTCAATAAGCTCTATGAGACCGGCATGACTGCCAAGGCTGTGCTCCAGTATACGGGCGGTCTGAAGGATGCGAACGTTGAGGCTCTGACCCGTGGTATGGAAGCCTACGCTAAGGGCGAGATGAAGAGCCGAGGCATTGAGAACATCATCCCTGTGCCTTTCGGTATGACCCTCACTCCCCTTAACCTCAAGCTGACTGACAGCCAGTTCCTTGAGATTAAGCAGTATACGGCTCTCCAGATTGCCAGCGCCTTTGGCATCCCGCCCTCCTATATCGGGGATTACAGCAAGAGTTCCTACGCCAGCGCAGAGGCCCAGCAGCTTTCGTTCCTGACCAACACCCTGCTCCATATCCTCTACAGCTACGAGCAGGAGCTGGGCTACAAGCTCCTCAGCGACGCCGAGGCAGCGAAGGGCTACCACGCTAAGTTCAACGTAAGCGCTCTGCTTCGTTCCGACCAGCAGACTCAAATTTCTACTTTGGTTTCGGCGGTCAGCAACTTCATCTACACGCCGAACGAGGCCAGAGAGAAACTGGATTTGCCCGCTATGGAAGGTGGCGACAAGCTCATTGGCAATGGCTCTACTGTGACCCTTGAACAGGTCGGCATCCAGTGGCAACAGGCCCAGGCCGCACAGGAGGCGCAGGAGCAGAACGAGGAGACCGACGACGAGAACAAGCCTAATTCCGAAGGGTCTGAGGGTGAACAGCCCAAGGACGAGGATAAGCCCAAGGAGGAACCTAAGAAGGATGAGTCCGACAAAACAGTGGATCGTGTACCTGCACGAAAACCGCGTAAACGGAAAGAAGTACATCGGGATAACGAGCCAACCACCTGAGCGGCGTTGGCAGAATGGTCACGGGTACAGAGATAACGCCCACTTTTACAGGGCTATCCAAACGTATGGCTGGCACTCTTTCAAGCATGACATTCTGTATACCGGCTTGTCAAAAGAGGACGCGGAGCAAATAGAAATCAAGTTAATCGCAGAGCGCGGCACACTTGATCCGGAGAAGGGCTATAATCTTGACCCCGGCGGATGCGTAAGCTCTCCTACACTTGAGACTCGAAGGAAACTCAGCGAATCGTGTCGTGGGCGGGTGTTTAGCCCTGAGACGAGAGCGAAGTTGAGCGCCGCAAAGAAAGGACGACCTTCCAATAGAAGGGGCCAGAAGTTGAGTCCAGAAACCCGTCAGAAAATAAGCGAGGCCCACAGGAACAACCCACACGGCTCGTGTGTCAAAGTAGTGTGCGTGGAGACTGGTGAGTGCTTTGCCAGTATGACTGACGCTGGGCGGGCGAAGAACGTGCCATGCAGTAAAATCTCGATGTGCTGCGCGGGCAAACAGAAAACCGCTGGAGGGTATCACTGGGAGTATTACAACGATACTCCCATTTTTGATACACAGATTTTTGCAAGAAAGGAGGTAAAGGAGAATGACCGATAAGTACAAGCCTGAGACAGGCGTGATGTACAAGTCTGCGAACATCGCTCCGCAAGAACTGTCTGAGGACGAACTGAGGGCAATTAACAAATTTGCAATCGAGCCTCTGTCTGCGGACGAGGTGTATGTGTTCCGCGCCGCGCTCTGCGACACGGAGCTGGATCGTCAATTCGAGTATTTCACGCCCAAGGCCCTGGCCGATATGCAGAAGCTCTTCCTCGGCAAGACCGTCATTAAGGATCACCACCACACAACTGATAATCAAGTTGCGCGAATCTACGCGACGGAAATTGTTGAGACGGGCAAGGCGGTCAAGTCTACTGGCGAACCGTACATGCAGCTTGTGGCTAAGTGCTACATGCTCCGCACGGAGAGCAACGCCGACCTGATTGCAGAAATCAAGGGCGGTATCAAGCGCGAGGGCAGCGTAGGCTTTGCCGCCTCTTCTGCTATCTGCTCCATCTGCGGCACAGACAATGCTAAGTCCTATTGCCGCCATTGGCCGGGTAAGTCCTACGACAAAGAGGGCGGGAAGCAGACCTGCACGTTCAAGCTGGACGGCGTATCTGACTGTTACGAATTTTCGTTCGTGAGCGTACCCGCGCAGCGTGCCGCTGGTGTGACCAAGAGCTACACGGGCGAAATCGTGACCGAGAAGGACTTCCCCGAAGAAGAGGTTCCTGTCGAACCCGAAGTCGAGGAAACCATTGACAAGTCCGCTGACGTGGCTCTCCGCGCCCGAATCGCTGAAATCCACGCCAAACACAACACTACCCACAACGAATAAGGAGGAAATTTAGTTTATGAACAAGAGAATGCGTGAACTCCAGGCTCAGATTCTGGAGAAGTCTACCCTGGCTAAGGGCTACACCGAGGGTGAGTCCAAGGACATCGAAAAGGCCACCGCTATTCTGGACGAGGTGGATGCTCTCCAGAAGGAGTTTGAGGTGCTGGAGCGTGCTGAAAAGGCCGCTAAGGCTGGCGTGCCTACCGAACCCGAAGTGAAGCAGCCCGTTAAGGTTGACGCTTTTAAGGCTCTGGCTACCGCCGCTCGTAACGGCTTCAAGGCCAACATGAACGAGGGTACTCCCGCTGATGGCGGCTACACCGTTCCCGAAGATATTCGTACCGCGATCAATCGCTACAAGGAGGAGAAGTTCTCCCTGCGTACCCTGATTGACTACGAGCACGTCACCACCAACAAGGGTCGTCGTACCTACAAGACCCGCGCCCAGCACACCGGCTTCGCTAAGGTCGGCGAGGGTGGCAAGATTGGTCAGACCTCCGCTCCCCAGTTCGAGGTCATGACCTACGAAATCGAGAAGTACGCTGGCTACCTGCCCGTGACCAACGAACTGCTGGAGGACTCTGACGCCGCCATCGCCAACCTGGTTGTGGAATGGCTGGGCGACGAAGAGGTTGCCACCGAGAACGCTCAGATTCTGGCTAAGGTGAACGAGAAGGAAGCCACCGCCATGACTTCCATCGACGACATCAAGAAGGCCGTCAACGTTACTCTGGCCGCTTTCGCTGGCTCTGTGCGCATTGTTACCAACTCTGACGGTCTCCAGTATCTGGACACCCTCAAGGATGCTAACAAGCGTTACCTGCTGGCTCCCGACCCCACCGACCACATGAATATGTACCTGTCCGTTGGCGCTCGTCGCATCCCCGTGACCGTCGTGCCTAACGCCGTGCTGCCTACCAACGAGGGCAAGCTGCCCTTCATCGTGGGCGACCTCAAGGAGTACATGAAGGAGTTCGACCGCAAGCAGCTCTCCATCATGATGTCCAACACCGCGTCCGTCGAGGGCTTCAACGCTTTCGAGCAGGACATGACCCTGTGGCGTGCTATCATGCGTGCCGACTGGGAGGTC